CTTCCTCGGCCTCGGTGTAGGTTGCAACCAGACCAAAGACGTTGGCCAAGTCGTAGTTAAACCCTGCGGGTGCCTGAGCCACAGACTTGAGCCTCTCTGCCTTAGCGTAGATAGCCATAACAGCACCACCTACCGCTGAGGTGCGTAGAGATGCAGGGCCCGTCTTAGTCGGGTCCGCTGCGGTCACTGCTGGGTAGTAGACTGCGCCATAACCGCTGTTAGAGTATGGAGACACTACGGTCACCGCTGCTGCGGCAGTGGTGGCGGTGGGGTCGGGGTCGATAATAACGAACCCGGTACCACGAGTTGAAGCATACGCCAGAGCGCTGTTCACCTCGGAAGAGGACGACACCCCCGGAAGATTGATCAGCAGGTCGCCAGTCACCTGATCCAAGTAAGCCAAGGCGGTGGTGTAGTCACTTGCAATCACCGCAGTCCCATCTGAGCCTCCCACCAAGGAGTACGTACCGGAAGTAACCGACGTGTTTGCAGCCTTGGTTGGGGTAGCCACGTTGGACACCCTGACGTAATCCGAATAGTTGTTCAAGAGGGTGAGCACGTAGCGATTGTGGGTGGCGTCAAGGGACACCTCAGTCCAACGCTCCTTCTCTCCACCATCCAACTTGATAACCATATCGAAGGTACCATAGGAGGTTGTCGATGCTGCCTCAAGACCAGCAGTGATATCAGCGGTTAGACCATCAGCCCAAGCGCCCTCGTTCTCAGCGGTCAGGAGGAAGTGGTTAGCAGCAACTCCAGCGGTGGCACCTTGTACATTGCCAGTGGCCTTCTCAGACTGCCCGCCTGTGGCTCCACCAGTCAAGGTGAAGGTAACGGCGGTAGCGAACGAGGTATTGAACTGCTCGCCAGAAGCATGGTTGTTGGTGACCTGTGAGGACACTGTGATGTACTGAGAGCCAGACACAGCGTCATTAATCTTTATTGTGGCCGAAGTGTCACCAGTGGCGTTGGCAAATGTCAGACCAACGTAGGTTTCCTTGGTCACACCCTTGTACTTAATGACGATGTCCAAGATACCAGTACCACCACCAGTATCAGATGTGTCGTTATTTTCGTTCTTGGTGGCTTCAATGGTGATGTTGTCTCCATCGACACCAGCCAACTTAGACGTGGCAGTAAACAAGTTCTTGTTGGTGTCATGGACCAGCGCAAGGGTTGAATCAGTATTTGCCGCAGTGCTGGTGGTAAGCGTACGAACAACGTAACACTCAGTGCCTCCGTTGGCAAAGAACTGGTAAAGAGTATGCCCCAGTTCGTACAATGGATTGATGTCACCGAACGTAGCGGTGAAGGTTCCCCATGACTGAATCAGTATGGGCTTACCTATGGGACCTCTCGTGGACTTTCCCACGAAAGAAGCGGTGGTGCGACCGGGACGATTGGTAACGACTGGCTTTAAAGCCGACTCGTTAACGTACACACCGGGTCGGGTATACGATGCCATTATGACTTCTCCTTAATACAGTGGGTTACGGGTTTCACGCTAGAACATCCAGCGTGATTTTATCCTTAAAGGTTGTGCTACCTGCTGCGTACCCATCTTCGGTACGAGCAACCTGATAGAGCCCGACTAGATTGGTGGCTGGGATCTCTGATGTCACAGATAGAGTATATACCTTACGGAATATCCTCTTCTTAAATCCTGCTTCCTCATCCAGCATATCTGCACCCCGCCAATCCAGCAGGTCCATGTGCCTATCAGTTGAATCGGCACCTACGGACAAGTACCCCTGTCGAAACGGGGCTATCTTGGTCAGTATGTGTGCTTGCAAGTACCGGTCGTGGATGACCGACCGGGTGAAAGTGGTGACCTGATAGAGCAGGTCTACTGGAACATGCTCCATGGCACTCACGAAGGGTGAGGACGAGGAGCCTGAAAAACCAGTTAGAGTGGTTACATCATCGGTGGTATCCGGCCAGTAAGTAAACGACTTTGAGGAACCTGCGGTAGCATAGTGGCCATCAGCCTGCCCCGTCGGGGCTGTGCCTCGGAAGGCATAGATCCTCTGCTCAGAGTGCTGCCTGTTAGTAGCATGGTTGATGTCCAGTAGTTCAATTGTTATGAACGGATACTTCTTCTCGGTTTCTCCCTCTGGATAACGAAAGAACACTTGAACATCACGAGTGGCGTCTCTATCGTCAGACAACTGGATGCCACTGAACTTAACCTTGAGGGCCTGATCCTCTGCCAGTAGGAACCCGGTGCGGTCAGTCATCTGTGACAACCTCACCCATGAGTCGGTTCAGTTCCCGACTTATATCTTTGGACAGGGTCTTGGCTTCCTTGAGCAAGTTGCGCCTAAGAAAGGCCCTAGGGGGAATACTGTTAGCACCAAACTCCAAAGCCTTGGCCAGTGGCTGGTGACTACGGGGTACATCATACAGACCAAACTCAAACAAGTCGTCTGAGTCCTCCACCTGCCGTACGTCGTAGTACGGGGCTAGCGGAGCGTACTCCTTGTCCCTCTCCAACTTAGTACGTGACTTGTCCACATGAGTCTGTAGGGCCTTGTTAACGGCGATCTCCGTAAGGTCTGCCAACTGAAGGTACAGTCTATTACCATGCGAAATCTGAGCGGGAATGCCTGAACTAAAGAAGCCTAGGTAGTCTTCGTCAGAGGAAGCGGTGGCGTCGTGAATCTTTGGCTCTGTGGCCATACGCTCTCCTAGCGTTCCTCTGGGCAGTTGAGAGATCCTAACGCTCATTAGGATCTTGTTCTAATGATACACCATTTAGGACGGGAGAGTTGCGGGCCATCCGTAGTCTACAAAGGCTAGAGCAGGCGGGCCGGGATCATTCACGAACTCCTGATCCAAATACTTCTCAATTCCCTCAAACACCACGAGGACATTCTCCCTAGCACGTCCACGCACACGGTAGGTGGTAACAGAGTAGTACCTGCCATCATAAAAGAACATATCATTTAGGTGGTTACGGTACTCAGACACGTCACCAATACCTGCGTCGACCATATCCTTTACAGAAGTCGAACCACTGATAGTTTGTACGACATGCCGACCATCAGCGGTGGCAGTCTTGGTGTCCTCGGTCTCCTGAATCTGCAACACCGGAATGATTACTCCGGTCTTGTACCTCAGACCACCAGTCGCTAGAAGACCCTCGTCGTAAACGTCGTCGTAGAGGCTATCCGTGGAAGCGTTACTACCGAAAGGCTGAATCTCATACCACACGATGGTTTCACCGGTCTCTCGGTGGTACCTTCGATAGTTATCCGAGATATGGTCCAGTTCCCTACGAATGTTTACCACTACAGATACCTAACGCCAGATACGTACCCTTCAGGTGGATCACCGTCGATGAACACATCGGTGCGTAGTTCGTCCTGCTCCTCAGCAATCACGATCTCCCCGTCGTCAATCGGTGAGTAGATCCTCTCAATCGGGCCGTAGTCGCCCAACTCACGGGACTTCTGGACTGGTACCAGCCTGTTGGTGGTGCGAGAGGTGCGCCTCAGGTTGAAGACTTCAATACGGTCCAGACCTATGTTAAGGGCTCGGGCCTTCTTCTCGTACTCTGGGGTCCAGTACTGTAGCAACTGCTGGATCATACGAAAGCGCTGGCTGGCAGGGATGTGAACAGCCTCAGACGTAGTGATGTCAATGTCCCTGCTGTACTCCGTCATAAGTCCCCAGAGGGCCTCAATCATGGCGTCAATACCTATAACGTCCTTGACTACCGCCGACAACTGCTCCCTGTCCATGTCCAGCGTGTGCATGTGCTGGTTCAGGGCCAGTTTGGCGTAGAAGGTCAGGTCTGCGGGAAGTAACCACTCAAAGTGGTAGCCCTCTACAAGAAGCGTCGTACCAGCCGAAGGTGTCGTAGCCAAGCGTATGAGCCCATTACGGTCATCAACATCATACTGGCTACTAGTAAGTTCCGTGGTCGTACTACTGACATAAGTTGCTACCCATAGTTTAGTGGAGTCAATGTTAGGGTGCCCTAGGTCATAGGTTCTACCTACGGCAGCGAAGTCTAACTGGAAGAACCGTGGGAAGTCCCTAAGGTAGTTACGTGCGGTAGTTTCAACGTCGGTTAGAGCCGCCATGTCTATATTGTACTACTACTGGGCGGAGTCTGTTCCGGGTACTGAGTCCTGCCCCGGCTGGTTCACAGCAGGGAACACATCACTGATACGTGCAGGCATGTGCCGCCTAACCGCAATGATGTTGGTATAAGGCTCAGACGTTGGAGTGGGAAGGTCAGCCATTCTCAATGGCCTCCAACCGTTCAGTCAGTTCCTGAATGGCCTTGACGATGGGGGCCGTGAACTCCATGTAATTTAGATGTTTATTTCCAGTTTCGGGCTGGTCGTGTACCACTACTGGTGGAATCCCCTGAATGTCGCAGACAGTCTCCACATCTTGAGCAACCAGTCCCCAATGAGTCTCGCCGGGAGCCTCTTTGTACTCAAAGGATAGTGGCTCCAGAGCGTTGATAAAGGCCAAGCCGGGGGATGTCCCAAAGGACTGCTTCAACGACCGATCCGAGGAGACGACGTGAGAGCCTGCGTACACAGCACCCGAGAAGTATCCGGCAGCGTATTTAAACCAAGGAGAACCTATGATATAGGCCCCAGAGGCACTTGGGATGAGGTGTTGCGTGTACAACCCCCCTATCAGGGTTTGGGTAGTTGTCTTAGTGGTAGACACGTACTCAGAAGAGGTAGTACCAACGTAGTTAAAGGTGAAGGTGCTCCCCGACTGGGTAACCACCATTTCGGTACCACCGATGAACGACACCAGACCGTCATTGCCGATGGCAGTCTGCGGGTTCGGACCACCAGCCGTGGTCTTAAAGGAGTAGGTAGTCCCTCCAGTTAGAGCGGTGGTCATAGTCGGGATTGCTCCGTCGGTGAAGTTCACCGTCCCCGTGACAGCCCCCGCCAGCGTCAGCGTCTGAGATGGATGGGTGTAGGAACCCCCAGAGCCATTATCCCCCTTCGGACCCTGAGGTCCCTGAGGTCCCTGTGTCCCCTGAGGACCCTGTGATCCTTGGGAACCTGAGGCTCCCGTGGTACCCTGTGTACCTTGGTTCCCCTGACCTCCTGTGGCCCCAGCGGCAGCGGCTGTGGAGGAATACTGACCTAGATTGGTCCATACAGCGGCAGCGGTCTTGATCCACACAATGGACTGACCGTCAGCGGGTGTGATGCTGGAATCAATCCTGATCTCACCGATAGCGCCATCGGTGGACCCCGGCGCAGACGAGACCGCAGTTGGGTTGGCCTGCGGCATGACAAACACTCGCTTGTCTACGACAGAGGTGCCGTCAACGTCGGTGTCGCCTATGTTGTAGTACACCGCAGCCACCAGCATGTGCGTGGTGGAATCGAAGTCAGGATAAAGAGCGTTTGATGCGCTCTCTCCACCATTGACCGTGGTGCCCTCAATGGCGGTGGCACTAAACACACCACCTGCCTTCTTTACCAGAATCAGAACAAACTTTGCGTTGCTACCTGATGAGGGTGCAGAGATACTAATAGAGGTGTCAGTAGACAGACTAAAGTACTCACCATTTAGATAACCAGTAATGGCCCCAACAGATACTGTGTTGGCAGCCGTTCTGGCTACGGCTCCTCCGGTCAGAACACCTGACTTGCGGTAACCAAGGCTCTGGAAGTCGCCCTTGTCCGGTTCTGCCTGATCTGGTTCTATCCCGGTGTCCGGGCGATTGGGGACCGTAAAGGACATGCGCTACCTCAGAGTGTCGTAGATATTGCCGCTCGCAAGCAGGTAGTTATACAGATCCTGTGGTAGGTCATAGTGATCCCCGTCAACAAAGTCCCAAGGCTGGCCGTTGAAATACATTCTCCAAGTGCCCTTGATACGACCACGCTTGGTTTCAGGAACGACAGTAATGGGTTCCTCAACCACCTCTGCCGTTGGCTCCTCAACTACTGGAGCCTTCTTCTTAGCGGGAGCCTTTTTAGCCACTGGCTTACTAGCCGGGGCTGGTGCTACTTCTACTTCTTCTACTTCTTCTACTTCAGTTTCTTCTGCCATGTTGATCTATTCCTATTCTTTCCGTTAGGGGCTTATAGGCGGCGAGGGGGAGAGGCTCGTAGGCCTCTACCCCCCGCAACACCATATTACACCATCGCCGCTACCTAGACTAGGCGATGGCACCACCAAGGGTGTTGATGATGACTCGTGATTCGCTGGTTATTACACCAAATCCCCAGATGGCGTACCATGCGAGGCCGTGCTCACGACCGAAGTCGATCACGCCACCGTCGCGCAACTCCACCGGAAGAGCGATGGCCTGCCCGAAGGCATTGTCACCGATCATAATGGCGTTGTAGGCGAGGGCGTTTGGCTGGACACCGGCAGTACTGCCGTCGTCATCCAACCCAGTAATCGCTGCAAGCGGGGTTGTCAGACCCTGTGTGACCTGAGTGGTCTCAATGAAGACCACGTCGTACAGGCGACCGATTTCACCGAGCATGAAGTTGCCGGGAGCGGCGTACTTCGTGACCTCAATGAACTCGGGCCAGTCACGCAGTGAGCGGCTCTGCGACGGGTGAACGAAGCACACGTAGGTGTCACCCAGTCGCGGAATGTTCTCCGCAGCCAGTGTCTCAACCGCATCCTTGATGGTTGTGGGTGAGAGGTAGCCCGGAGCACCCACTGTACCAATGGTGCCGCCATCGTATGGTGAAACCGTGGTACGAGCGCCTGAAGCCTTCATCCGACCGAAGGTGATCGACGGAGCAACCGCCGCACCTCCACCGAACGGGACACCAGCCTTGTACAGGGTGTTACGTGCCTCAATATCCATCGACTGTGCCATGTGACGGCCAAGGAGACGGGACGACGACGCCATAACGTCATCGAAAGAAGCGTTGAGGAGCAACTCAGTAACCGAGATAGCCTGACCACGTTCAGAGACCGTGATCTGGATCTGGCTAGCCGAGAGTGCTGTGGGCTCCATACGGGTACCCTCAGTCAGTGTCGCACCAGTGCTCTGGTCGACTCCGAGGTTGGTGTAACGCATGAAGTTGACGGTGAGACCCGGCATAACGCCAAGTTCCGTCTTCTTGACAGCGAACTGCTCAAAGCGAAGTACAGGCATAGCCTGAAACAAGATTTCCTTGCTCCAGATAGTCTGTATCGCTGGGGTCAGCGCTGTGTCTGACGAGTAGCCGGTTAGCGACGACTGGTCAGCAGCCGTCGTAATCGAACCACCCGAAGGCGCAGGTAGGGCCATTAGGTGTTCCTCCGTTAGGGGACTATGGGGTTATGTTGTTAAAAGCGACCTTGTGAGGGTCGCGCCTTTAGGAGCCTGTCCCGCATTTGCATGTACTGTTCCATCGGCATATCGCGGATGTCCTCCGCTGTTAGTGTCTGCTGATCCATCTGAGTGTCCATTGGCCCGACAGGGGGAGCCGTTACCGGCGACCCCCTCAATCCACTCGTATGAGTGGACTGCTGGATTGACTCCAGTATAGCACTACTGCGTTCCTTAAGTACCGCAATAGAATTTTCGATCTCCTCTTCCGTGGTGCCGGAGATCAAATCACGGAGTTCGGGAATAATATATTCCCCCTCCTCGGTCATACGTCGCTGAAGGTAGACCTCCAGTTCACGGAAACTACGCTCCTTTTCAAGCATCGCATCCTGAGTGGCACGCTCCTCTTCGATCTTGGCGAGGCGTCCCTCCCATTCTGTTTCCACGACCTTGAGTTTCTCATCGAACTCAGTCTCACGCTTGGTGATGAGTTCCTTGGCGCTCAGTTCTTCATCTTCGCGCTTCCTGATAGCGTCAGACTCGGCCTTAGCCAGCCGTGCAGCCTCGGTCTTGGTCTCTTCACTCTCCGTAGAAAGAGTGGACAACTGTTCCTCCAGAGCCTTGACCCTGTGATCTGAGTCTTCAAGACGCTTGTACATCTTGTCCTTCTCCTGAGTACGAATACGCTCTACGTCATCTTCAGAGAAGGTTCTGCTGGGC